CAAAAGGAGCACTGCTAGAGTGAAATCCAAACTTGAAAATAAAAATCCCAAGGGGGATAACTATATCTTTTTTAAAACAAAATAAAAAACAATGGCAATAAGAACAGAACAAGATGCATTATTAAATGCAGTAAAAAATAATACTGGAGCAGCTATAACTCCAAGAGCAGCTATATTAATAGATGACACAGATGCGCATACAGGACCATTCTTTGCAATTACAGCTTTAACAGATGCTGCTGTAGATGTATCAGAATGTGATATGTCTTTTATTACAGACGTAGCAGACTTTACAATTCCTAAAGGAGTAACTATATATGGTGCTTTTACTTCTATAGAATTAGATAGTGGTACAGTAATAGCATATAGTTTATAGTTATGTTAGGGTTAGGGACTAGTATATCAAAATCATCATCTATAGAAGATGGCTATCCAGCTAATGCTTTTGTATTTACTGTAAAAACAGACAATGCAGGACATGCAGATAGATCTAATGATGATCAATTTTCATTACCTGTACAAGCATCTTCTCCAAGTAATGTTAATAATTTTACTAGGCCTTTGATTGACGTAGATTGGGGAGATGGTACTCAAACAATAGATTTAGGTAAAGATTCAGATGTAACTGAAGATACATTAGCAAGAACATTTACAAGATCTACCCATACATATGCTACAGCTGGTACTTATACTATAACAATAACACCTGCTACTAACTATGCAGGTAGTGGTCACGATACTGCTGGTGCTCCCCCTATGAGAAATTGGGATTTTGGGGGTGCTAAAGATGACACAAAAATGGTAGAAATTTTAAATTGGGGTTTATTTCCTTCTGGAGGGACTTTTACTTTTTATGGGTGTTCTAACATGACTATTTCAGCAACTGACAATGCAAAATTTGGGTTTGATGGGTTAGGTACTGATTATAGTGGTGTAGTTTCTTTAAGTGGTCAATTTGCGTTTAGAGGATGTTCTTCTATAACAACTATAGGTAATTGGAATTTTGAAAAACTTACAAGTGCTAGAAGATTCATGGATGGATCAACAAATTGGAATCAAGATATAACATACTGGTACTTAGGTAAAAATAGTTCTGACGGTAGTGTACACACTAATTTTGGAAACATAAGTAATGATTGTCAAAATATGTTTGCTAACACTTCATTTAATGGAGATGGTCTTTGGAATAATAACTTTGCTAAAGTTGTAACCTTTAGTACTTTTTTAAGTGGTACATCTTTAACAGATGCAAATTACGATTTAATATTAACTAATTGGGGAGATTCAGGTGCTCCGGCACAAACATCTACTAACACTGTTACATTCCCAGCAACACGTTCAGAAACTGGAGCTTCAGAAGCTGGTTACGATGTTCTTATAGCTGGTAATTGGGCTGGAATAGTAGACGAAAACTAAAAAATATGGCAACAAAATTTGATAATCCAGAAGTAAAAACTTATTTAGCCATATGGAATGATGGTAAAAAACAATTAATAAGTTACGCAGAGGTAGACACAAACCAACGGTTTACATCTAAATACTCTGACATAGATTATTACACAGATAGAAGTGAGTGGAAAACTATTCTAGTAAACAACGGAATAGATCCTGATGAAGGAGCTTCAGATTAAATTAAAATTTAAATATTTGGATTTATAAAAAAATAATTTATATATTTGTCCCAAACAAAATATATAGATTATGAAATTTAAACCAAACGGATCGTGGGTTGTCCTTCCAGACCCAACAATTACAGAAACAGAGTCAGGTATTATACTAGATGAAGCTACTTCTATGGCTAATGCTAAAAGATCTAATTTATTAGAGGTAATAGCTATTGGACCTATGTGTAACTTTGCAGAAGTTGGTGATACTGTTATGGTAGACCCTAGAACAGAAGCTATAAAATCACGTATTGATGATAAAGATTACCTTATTGTTGGGGAACACCAATTATTAGGGAAGTGGTAAAAGGCACTGTTAATATTTCTTTAGATGATTACCACAAATTAGTAGACTCTAAAGAAGAGTCTTTAAAATTAAAAAGTAACTTAGATAGAGCTGTAAAAGAACTACAAGTTTTTTTATCTTTTTTATGTACTCGAGAAGATATAGAAAAATATGTAAAAGAATTTAATCGTCAATCTAAAACATCTGTAATTAATATTAATGGGGGGATAGCAAAAATAGAATTAAAAAATGATTAGAAAACTATTACGAAAATATAAATTTTTACATTATTTAGGATTTCACAATAAAGATTGTAAAAGAAGACTATTTACAACTAGTAAAAATCATATATGTTTAAGAACTGGAAAAAAATTATAATATGAGCTTAAGACAACAACTTAAAAAAAGCAAAACAGTTAGAGGTAGAAGATGGACTATAAAAAGAAATGCAAATGGCGTGCTTACACATGTTAAAATGATTTTTAAACCTGATGAGTATGAAAAATCTAAAAAAGCTAAGCCTATGTATGGAGACAAAGATTTATTAAAAATATTAGACAAAAATTATGAAGAAAAAACAAATAACAGTTAAAATAGATACTTCTTTAAAATATTTGCAGCTGTGGAATGGTATATTTAATTTAACAGAAAAAGAATTACAAATATTAGGGGCATTTATAGATGTTCAAAACATTACAAATGAATTAAATTTATGTAGTGTTAAAAATAAAAGAGAAGTAGCTAGAATAGTAGGGATTAAAGATTACAATACTCTTAATAACTATATAAAAAGATTTAAAGACAAAAAAGTTATAGCAAAAGATAATAATAACTATATTTTAAATGCTTTTTTAAATCCAGACACAACTAGCGTAACAGTAAATATAAAAAAATGACAGGAGACGACGATTCAATATTTAGCTATTTAGTACCTTCTTATTTTACAGTAGGTGTGTACGAAATAGTAGCTTTACAAGACCCTGAAGGAAGAGTTTTAACAATAAAAATAAATTATAATGGATAATAACAATGACGATTTATATCATAAACCTCCTAGTGTATTTCAAATGCTTAAATCTTTTAGTACTGAAGCATTAAAACATATAGCTAATAAAGGGAGAAATGTAAGTAGTGAAGATTATGCAGAAAGATTAGATGCTTGCAATACATGTGAAAATTTAATAAAAAAGAGCATGAGGTGCGGATTATGTGGATGTTTAATAGAGCATAAAGCTAAATGGGAGACAACAACTTGCCCAGATAAACCAGAACGTTGGAAAAAACAAAATATTACACATAGTGAAAAGAAATAAAAAAGAAATTATGCACTATCTATCTAATAAATATAATTTACCTATAAAAAAAATTGAACAGATGGTTAACTATCAATTTAAATATGTGTCAAACGTAATAAATTTAGGAAAGTTTGAAGGAGTGCGTATTCCTTACTTTGGTTTATTTTCTGTTAACCCTAACAGAGTTAAACACTTAACAAAGTTAAAAAATAAAAAAAATAAAATATAATTTATGAGTTTAAATGATAGTTTAATACATATTGTAGATAATGTAGCTGTTCCATCAGTATATGCAAAAACAATAATTGAATTTAAAGAATTATCACCTGAAGAACTAGCTTTTGTGTATTTTATGGTAGATCATAAGTCACCTTTTTCTGTATATGAGTGGGAACAACGTATTATTGAAGTAAAAAATAGTATATTTGGAGATAAAAATAAATGGAAACCTTCTCCTAAAGTTTTAGGAGCTTGTAATAAATATGAAACATTAATTGAAACATCAGCTGTAAGATTATTAAAAGCAGCAAGAACATCTATAGTAAAATTAGAAAAATATTTTAAAGATATAGATTTACACTTAATGGATGACAATGGTAAGCCTATATTTCATGCTAAAGATTTAATAGCTAATTTATCTAACATGGGGAAAGTGGTAGATGGCTTAACAAGGCTAGAAGAAATAGTAAAAAAAGAAGAACAGGCTGCTAACACAAATAGAGGTGGAATTGAAGTAAATAAATATAGTATGTAATGGATTTTTTAGAAGACTTAGAAATGTATAACACTGCAATGGAAAATGCATATGATATAATTACAAAACGTAAAACCTTAGACGATATTTACTATGCATTAGAAGATGAGGAGTTTGATAAATTCTTTTTACCTTTTGATCCTATTATAGAAGATGGTAGATCAGAAGATATAATAGATATGGTTATTGAATATTTTATTCAAATAGAAGAATATGAAAAATGTGCAGAGTTAACTAAGATTAAAAGTAAATGCTTAAAGATACCGACAGATTAAGACCTTCTGCACTTAGATTTTTAGAGACAGGTAGATATACTGACGCTCTTCCAGGAACTAAAGAGTATTATGAGTTTTGGGATGAAGAAAAAAAGAGGTGTTTGTATGGGTATAAAATAAAAGAGTTACACATTACAGGATTTCATTATTTTTATTTAAATTATTGTCCTATTGATAGGGCTGTAGATGAAGAATTACCTGATGGTAGTTTTCAAGCAAAACGTGAAAGAACATTTCCTAGATTTTATGATGGTGATTATGATTATTTCCATGAAATAGATAAAGCTCGAGCTGCTAATAGTCATATGATTGTTTTAAAAGCAAGGAGAAAAGGATACTCTTATAAAGCAGGGAGTATGCTAGCTCGTAATTACTTTTTTGTTAAGAATAGTAAAAATTTTGTATTTGCATCTTCAAAAGAATTTTTAATTGGTGATGGTCTACTCTCAAAAGCTTGGGAGTTTTTATCTTTTATAGATGATCATACTGCATGGTCACAACCTAGACTAAAAGACAGGGAAATGCATAAGATGTCTGGGTATAAAAAGAAAGTAAATGGATTAGAAATAGAAATGGGGATGAAGTCTCAAATTATGGGGGTATCACTAAAAGATAATCCAGATAAAGTAAGGGGAAAGGCAGGTGAGCTGGTATTCTTTGAAGAAGCAGGATCTTTTCCAGGATTGTTAAAAGCTTGGGAGGTAACAATGCCAACAATGAGACAAGGTAGTAAAACTTTAGGGATGATGGTAGCTTTTGGTACAGGTGGTACAGAAGGAGCAGATTTTGCAGCTATGGAAGAAATATTTTATAACCCA